ATACTTGAACTGTAAGTATAACCTGCTTCACTAAATATTCTATCTATTAAATATTTTACTTGAATAAATGGTCTAAACGCTTGTTCTAAAGAAGTTAATTCAGGGTAACCTAAAGTTGCATTACTACCTGTTGCACCATTAGCTACTAGCATTTGGTGTGTCCAATCTACAAAAGGGTACTTTAAAACATCAGTTACACTAGCACCTACTGTACCTGCATAAGTTCCAATAGGTAAAGGGTTCTCTAAGGGTAGTCCATTGGTGTACCAACTACCTTTAATTTCAGTTTTAGTATAAGCGTGTTCTAATTCACTAAAATTAATATTATTAAATGTTTTATTTTTTAAAGTATCTGCTAAAGCTATTGTCTGAGCAAACAGATTAACATTGTAGCTTATTTCACCTTCTTTGTCTTGTATGTCTATAAGTCGTAAAGCACCATCAAATAAAATAAAACCGTCTTGCTTTAAAACTGCCCTAGTTTTTACATAAGGGTTAAAGTCATAAGGGTTAGCAACAGTTCTAGTTATTTCAAATAAATGACCAAATATTTTATTGTTTCTTTTTGTTGCAGGTAAGTTAAAGTCTTTAGAATAACTTTGTACTTTTTCAGCTACGTTCTTGAAGTTATCTACACTTAACGTCAAAGGTATATCTTCATCTTCATAAAGGTCTACTATTACTTGTCCTTCATAAGTTAATAGAGCTGCACCTGTTATTGATATACTACTAACTATTAAATTATCAGCTATATTATTACTATAGTTTATAACTACAGTATCATTTATTGATTGCGCTGTAAAAGTATGAGATACTTGTGAAGCTGCTGCACTTATAACACTACACGAAACACTTACTGACCCTGAAATTGTAGCATTACATATTTTCACATCACCTGTTGTAGAAGTAATATCAATAGTAACAGTATAATCTTCACCTACTGTAAGTCCTGATAATTGTTGATATACTCCTGAACGCACTCCAACCCCACCACTTACAATAGAGTTTAAAACTAAATTATCACTTGTCTGTGTAGGTATAGCAGGAGTTCCATTACCTGTATATCTATATTTATACCAAGTGTTAGGTATAGTAGGTGGTGCATTTGTTAAAACAGAAGCTATCGGAGTACCACTATTAGTATCATAATTAGACGCAGTATTAATAGTAGCAAAGTTTGTTGCATCTGCTAAAAATTCATCAGATGTAGTACTTTGAGGAAATAATATTAGTTGTACACTCATTATGAGGTTTGTGTTCTTTGTGTTTTGTTACGTTCTAATTCAAAAGTATATTGTATTAATCTATCATTTGCTTTTGTTTTTCTAATATAATTAGAAGTAGTTACTAAAACAGGTTCTACATATTTGTTAGTCATAGTGTTATATGGTGCTGATTCTGTACTGTCAAAGCCATTCAATATATATACTTCAGGGCTATTAACAAGTTCTTCAAACCACTCTGCTTCTGCTTCACTCACAAAGTTTGTATTTACTTTTATCTTTTCAGTTGAATTTACCCTAAAGTTTTTCTTACCACCTTTATAGCCATCTATTCTGAAAGTGTCATCATTCCAAGTTCCTGATGTTTGAGTGTAAGTTGTTCTGTTAGTTGATGTACTTCTAACTGACTTCTTTGTGAATGTATAGTAATCCCATACGCCCCATTGGTTTAACCAAGTAAGCCTTATAGGTTCATATCCAAAACTATCAGCACATTTAATATTTATTGTGTATAGTTGTTGTATAACACCCCCATTAGTTAAAACTGCTATTTCATAATATGCAATAGTATCAGCAGCAACTAAAGCCTGAAAAGTGCTTGACCAATTTCTTAAATTAGCAGGAAAACAACCAAAGTACATTAATTGAGTATGTACTGTACCACCTATACCTGAAGCACCACCGTTTGAATTATTTTGAATAACTGTATTACTACCTATTGTACTACCTGCACTATCCTTATATGTTAAGATAATTTTAGCTACCTTATCACTTGTAGTAGGTAAAAAGTTTAAAAAACCAACAGTACCATAATCATTTATAGTAGCATACTGTGTAGTAGGTGCGTTAGTTAAGAATTTAGCAGGGTCAACAGACCCACCTGTATAAAATAAATTTGAACTCAAATCATATCCATAATCAGCACCTGTTAAAGTTAAATAGTTGTCCTGCTGCAATACACCATTAAAGAAAGTAAATTGCTCTGTATTTTCAGCACTATTTGCTATTAATAAAACAGGTGCAGTAGCACTAGAAGAACCTTCTGCTTTAAATTGAATTGCAAAGTATTTAATAGCGTTTTGACTTCTACAAAACTTATCTATTAAGTGTAAAGGGTGTGGTGTTGAAAGACTATAATCAACTCCTTTATATTCACTAATACTTGTCGTTCCTGCTGCCTTACCTGTATTGTCTGCACTTGTATAACTTTCAAATAAAGACCTAAAGTCAAATATACCAACCCCTGCGTTATTTGGTGTTGTTTTAAAAGTAGCAACCAAAGCATCATTAGTTGATAAGTTAATTGGTGTATTGCTTACATGAACTTCTGCTATATATTTAACATTCCACTTAGTCTGAATTGCAGAAGCCAATTCTACTGTAAATATTATTTGTTGTCCGACAGGTAACGCTCCATTTTGTGAATTACCATAAAGGGGTCTTTGTTGTATTATTACTGCCATTAGTTTACTGTTGTTTTGTTTAGTGTGTCTATTATATCTTCTTTTACAGTACCAAGCAATTCACTTCCAAACTCTTTCATTCCTAACATTAAAGGCTTTTGAAAGAAGCTTATGCCTTGTATTCCGTTCCTACCTATACTTCTAGCAATTAAGAATGTTATAGTCTTTCTTTTCATAAACTTACCGCTTGCATCTCTAGGTGCTATTCCTTTTTTTACTACCCACTTATCTAAAGCACTACTAGGTGGTTGTGAATGTCCTTTAGCATTTCTGTACTTATAAGGGCTTTTTATTACTTTGTTCTTATAGTTTTTAAAGGTTCTTTTAGTCTGAGTTCCTGAAACTCCTTTATCTACAAACTTACCGTAATTTGTCATATAGAATTGTACTGTAAAGCCGTCTGCATCAGATACTACTTTAAAGCTAATAGAATTTTCTAGCTTACCGCCCTTACCTGCCCTTTGCAAGTTACCTTTAGACCGATTGACTACTTGTTTACCAAAAGAGTTTAAGTAATTTTCTATATTCTTAGTGTCCATTATACAAGCCCAACAAAGACTTCACATTGTACATCAGTTGCACCAACAGGCTTTACTACAATAGACGCTAAACTTTCCATAGTTCCAAAACTTGGAGTAGTATCTGCTTCAGCTAATAGTATCTCTACACCTTCACTAAGAACGTGAGAATATCCTGCTCTAATCTTTACTTGATACAAAGTTGCTGAACCTACAAATGCTACTTCAATATCTTCTGTTGTACTAAGATTTGTTATTCGTATATACTTTGACCTGTCTTGGTCTATTGCACCTACTGAAGTATAAGGACTTGCAGCAAATACTGCTACTGTTGTTTCTTGTCCTTGCGTACAAGTTACTATTCTTTCAAATACATCTATTACACTTGTTTGAGTAACTGTATTTGATGACCCTCTAATTGAACCGTTTAAGGTTACACTTTCGGAAATTGTTGTTGTTAAATCTGCCATTGTTTATATTTTTATTGTTATTTTAAATTTTTTCCAACCTATCTCTATTATCCATTTACCTATTTTAAATTTTATCATTCGCCCTGCCCTCTATCCTGCATAGGCATTGTACAAGCGTCAAAGTTATTAGGTGCTATAACTCCTATTGAAAACACCCACCCTGTCAGCAAGTTTGAAAATCTTTCTGTGAATGGTTCTAAAGTAAACTGACCTTCAGTAAAGTATAACGGGTAATTAATATCAGTAGTCCCTAATTCTGTTTGCTGAACACTATGTCTAAGCATAGATATAATATCTACTGATATTTGTAGCGTTTCACTTAGAACTTCCTGCTCATTACTTAATTGATTTGCTGATTGAAAATTAGCGTCTGTCCAATTCTCTTTCTCAGTTACCATATCCATTATAAAGATTTGAAAGTTGTAAGTTAATTGACTATCACCTGTGGTTACGTTTACAGGGTTTATGTGCATTAAAGCAAACTTAGTATTTTTGGCCAAATCAACCGAAAATATATCACCTGTTGTTACTGTTGCTATCTGACTATGATTATCACCAATATTCTTTAAGGTATTGATGACATTATTGTAGCTCTTATTGTTTATCATTTATGTTTACTTTTTTACTTTCGTTTAAATCTGTTTCATAACTTAACCACGTTAGACATTCTAATAAGCTAAGATTTGTTATTGCTTCTAAGTTTACAATCTCACCATTTGTTAATCTATACATTACACCGAACCATCCCCACTTTTCTGCGAAACTTTCGTCTGTAAATCTTTCGCTATCTTCTGAGTTCGTTCCATTAAATATAATGGCAAAATCATTGACAATTCTTTTCCTAAACTCCAAAAAAAAACTAGCGCACTTTGCACTTGTTCTGCTGACATCTTTTTCATTTCTTCTGCCCTTATACTTATGTTACCATCATAGGCTGAAATCGTATAAACTCCATTCTTCTTCTCTGTTATTGGTCTGTAAAGAATTGCCATTACTTCAGGCATATTATTCTCTATTCCGTTCTTTATCATAGTTTCCAAATCGGCATACTCACCTAAAGTAATATCATCTAAACTCGGATGAAAGCCGTACTCCTTATCACCTACTTTTATTATCTTTTTTAGCTTACTGTCCTGCTTTGCTTGTAGCTCTGCTATCTTAGATAATATAACTGCTACATCTTGTATTCCTAATTCCTTTATTAACTTCTTAGGTATATCTGATAAAGCTGCTATTGTTTCTAACGCTTCTTTCGTTTTACTACCTGTTTTTATATCAATAAGTTTTAACCACTTTTCAAGTGTTACATCTGACCACTTACTTATCAAATTGTACTGCTTAGTCTTTCCTGCCTTCTTAATTTTTACTTTCATAGTATTCTTATATTATATAATAGAAAAAGTCTGATTATAGTTTAAAATGTTACCTTTGCCTGTTTTCATATACTTGTGGGGTGGGGTTGGCTTAGGTCGCCCCATTCTTATTGAACAAAATACTTACCATAGTTAAGATTGTCTAAGTGGTATATTACATTGTACCTTACACCATCAATAGCGTGATTATAGTTATCTACATACAGCTTAGAACCTTTGTCTGCATACACATAGTTGTTTAACTCCTTAGCAATGTTAGTACTTTCAGGTGTTACTATTAATTCATAATCTTGCATTCTAGTTATACCGCTTTCAATAGTTCCTTTTTTAACAGCTCTTATGTTTACTCCTAAATGTCTAAGGTCTGCTATTAGTCTTGGTTCTGCACTATCAGCTATTATAAGTTTATCAGCTACTTTGTCTAATACTATCTTTGCTAACTCTTGACTTTTTAAACCATTCCTGTATATGTGTTCTTTTAAGTAAATCTTCTTATGCTTCTTATCAATAGCAACTTCTGTAAGACTGTCAGGGTCTATACTAAATCCAAAGTCCATACCGCAAGAAGTCTGTAAGTTATCAGGATTAAATTCTCCAATACTCCAATTCTCAAATACAACACCTTCAGCTTTGTCTAGCCATTGTCCTAAAAGTTTTTGAGTGTACTTCTTATAGTTATTATGCTTAATAGCTTCTACGCGCGATAGGAAGCTCTCAGAGAGATTATCTCTATTGTCTAGGTATGTAGAGTGTATATAACATACATTGTCTTTAACGCCATTAAACCCTGATTCAATTCCTTTACCTTCAAAGAACCTTTCATATATCCAATTATCTTTAGTAACAGGATTCAGGACTAGTATAATTCTATTCTGTACATTCTTTTCTCTTATACTAAGGTCTATAGTGTCAAAGATGTTTTCATCAATTAGTTCTTCTGCTTCATCAAGTACCCAAGTAGATACACCTGTTAAAGATTTTAGACTAGCAGTTTGATTACCTGCTGAAGTCTTTATACCTCTAAATAGAATGTCAGACTTATTCTTTAAGTTTACAACCTCTGACTTGTTTACGCTAAATACATTTTCATATCCTAATAGACTTATCTTTTCTAAGAACTCAGGTATTATTGAAAGACGTGCTGATGTCATAGTATATCTTGTGAACAATATTCTAATTCCTTCAGTCATAGTAAGTAAAGTCAAAAAGACTGTAACAGCAAAAGACTTACCTGAACCCCTACCACCTGTTATAATAAAGTATCGAGCCTTAGAATCAAATAAGGGATTGTATTT